CTGGGAACGCAATAAAGTATATTTTGAGATCTGATAAAAAAGGCAATCAAAAACAAGACCTTTTAAAAGCAATTTGGTATTTAGAACACGAAATAAACAAACACAATGGATAGTCTTGTAGTTACTGGTATTTTCATAGGCATTTTGTACATTGTATTTATACTAATTTATATAGTCCTAATTCTAAAAAATAAAGAGTGAACGGAATAAATCACCTTGTTAAACGGCACAGACATTGGATAAACATTGTTCGAAAGTTTGGGGAGTTGACCTATGCCGAAGACATTGTACAAGAAGCTTACATTAAAATCATTGATAAAAACAAAGATATTAATGAGGCATATTTCTATTACACGTTAAGAAGTTTGACTGCTGATTTATTAAGAGTAAAAATAATAAAGGTAGAGTTTACAAAAGAAATAGAATACTTATTAACAGAATATGATTCAGAAGATTTAATTATTGAATCCACTAAACCATATTTTGATTACATATCAACTTGGGATTATTACGATCAAATGCTATTCTCTGTTTACTTAAAAAAAGGAATATCAATGCGTAAAATGTCGAGAGAATCAGGCATTTCATTTACAAGTATTTATAACACAATTAGAAATTGTAAAAACAAATTACAACTATGGGCAAAAGAAAATCACAAGGACTTGGAGATTCAATAGAAAAGTTCACAGAAGCAACAGGCATTAAAGCTGGTGTTGACAAGTTAGCGGAAGCAATTGGTTTTGATTGCGGATGCGATAAAAGAAAGGAAATCCTTAATAAATTATTTCCTTATAATAATCCTGAATGTTTATCAATAGAGGACTATAAGTATTTAGATTTATTCTTTGCAGAAAATCATGAAACCATTACACCAATGATGCAACAAGAATTGGCTAAAATATATTTTAATGTGTTTAAAGTTAATTTGCAACAAACATCATGTGATTCATGCTGGAGAGATACGATAGGCAAGCTACGCAGCGTTTATATGGAGCATGATAATGAAGCCTAACGAAAAAGCAAGGGAGATATTTATAAATTGCCTTTATTATACAGGCACCAAAGCAATGGCTATTCAATGTGGCTTATACATTATTGAATTAGTTATTGATCAGAAGTTAAAAATAGATGACAAGATTTATTGGAAACTTGTCAAAGAGGAAATGTACCTTATATAAATACAATGGAAATAAAGAAAATATCTGACATTAAATTAAATCCTAATAATCCTAGATTAATTAAGGATGATAAATTTAAGAAGTTAGTTCAGTCGATTAAGGATTTTCCTGAGATGTTAGATATCAGACCGATTGTGGTTAATAAGGACATGATTATTTTAGGGGGAAATATGCGGTACAGAGCTTGCAAAGAAGCTGGCATTAAAGAGATACCAGTTATTGTTACCGATTTATCAGAGGAGAAACAGAGAGAATTTCTTATTAAGGATAATACAAGCGGAGGCGAATGGGACTGGGATATGATTGCCAACGAATGGGATACAGATGAGCTTGAAGCATGGGGATTAGATTTGCCAGTATTTGATATTAAAGACGAAGGAACGGCAGAAGAAGATAATTACGATGCCCCAAATGTAATAGAAACAGATATTGTAATTGGGGATTTATTTGAAATAGGAGAGCATAGATTAATGTGCGGAGATTCAACATCCGTACAAGATATTGACAAATTGATGAGCGGAATTATTCCTGATTTAATTCATACAGATCCTCCTTATGGAATGAACGCGGTAAGTAAATCTGGAGTATTAAAAGAAAAATACGGAACCGATATTTTAGGAGATGACAATACGGATGTTGCAAGAGATAGTTTTAATTTAATTTATTCAATGTATCCTAAATCACATCACATTTGGTGGGGTGCAAATTATTACTCAAGCAACTTACCTGATAGTGAGTGCTGGCTTGTTTGGGATAAAAATAATGGAGGAAGCGACCAAACAGATTGCGAATTAGCTTGGACAAATATTAGATCTGTTGTAAGACAATTTACTCAAGCATCTGAAAAAACAAATCGAGTGCATCCAACTCAAAAACCTGTTTCATTAGTAAAGTGGTGTATTGATAAAACTAAAGATAAAATTAAAACAATAGCAGATTTATTTGGTGGTTCTGGTGTTACAATGGTTACTGCCGAACAATTAGGAATAAAATCTTATTTGATGGAGTTTGACCCAAAGTATTGTCAAGTAATTGTCGACCGAATGCAAAAATTAGATTCAACATTAGTAATTAAAAAGAACGGACAACCTTATGGCGTATAATCCAAAAGAATTAGAAACAAAAGCATTAGAGGCAATTGAGAAAAACAAACTATTCTTTATTGACGATGTCATCGCATACCTTCCGTGTTCAAGAGCAACGTTTTACAATCTCGAATTAGAAAAATTAGACACCATAAAAGATGCGCTTACAAAAGTAAAGACAGAGATTAAGGTATCAATGCGTTCTAAATGGTATAAGTCAGAGAATCCAACCTTACAGATGGGATTGATGAAGCTGATTGCATCGCCAGACGAATTAAAGCAGTTATCAATGACGCACGTTGAAAGCAATAATACACACGAAGTAAAAGATTTTAACCTTAGTGATTTGGTGAAATTCAAGGATGATTCTTCTAAACAATAAATGGAAAGCATTATTTAATGATACTCGATACTTTATAATATCAGGAGGTCGGGGAAGCTCAAAATCATTTGGGGTTGGAACTTTTACAAGTTTACTATCATTTGAAAAGGGGCATAAAATTCTTTTCACACGGCAGACAATGACATCGGCGCACTTGTCAATCATTCCAGAGTTCCAAGAAAAGATTCAACTGCTGGAATCCGAAGATAAATTTGAAGTAACAAAAACCGATATTGTAAATCTGCAATCAAAAAGCGAAATAATATTTAGGGGTTTAAAGACATCGTCAGGCGATCAAACTGCAAATCTAAAGTCATTACAAGGTGTAACGGATTGGGTGCTTGAGGAGGCAGAGGAATTAACGGAGGAGGCTACATTTGATAAGATTAACTTATCGGTTAGACAGAAGGGGGTTCAGAACCGAATTATTATTATTTTCAATCCAACGACAAAAGAGCATTGGATTTATAAAAGATTCTTTGAGCAAGCTGGAGTCGAAGGTGGATTTAATGGGGTAAAGGGAAACGTTACTTATATCCATACAACCTACGAAGATAATATTGAGCATTTAGACCAATCATTTTTAGATGAGGTACAAAGGATTAAGGAAACCAATCCAAAAAAATATCAACACGCAATACTTGGGGGATGGTTAGACAAGGCAGAAGGAGTTGTGTTTACAAATTGGCAGTTTGGCACGTTTAATCCTAACCAATTGCAGACTTCATACGGTATGGACTTTGGTTTCTCAATAGATCCAGATGCTTTAGCTGAGGTGGCAATAGATAAGTCAAGAAAGATAATCTACGTTAAGGAGGTAATTTATGAGCGTGGATTAAAAACACACATTCTTGCCTCACTAATTAAAGATAAATGCAATAGCGGTTTAATCATTGCTGATTCGGCAGAGCCTAGATTGATTGATGACCTGCGCTATCAAGGCATTAACATTCAACCAGTAAAGAAAGGCACAATTGAATCAGGTATAGTAAGAATGCAAGACTATCAAATAATTGTAGATCCACAATCACAGAATATTGCCAAAGAATTTAACAATTATGTTTATTTAAATAAGGCATCTAAATTGTATCTTGATGCATGGAATCACATTATTGATGCGATTAGGTATAATGTCATCTACCACTTAGATAATCCAAATCAAGGTAACTATCATATTTATTAAGACAAAAACAAACAAAATACGTTTATACATTATGAAGGTTAAAATAACAATTCCGACATCATTAAGTGAAATAAAATTAAGTCAATATCAGAAGTTTGTTAAGATAGCAGACGAAAATGAGGAGGGTAAGTTTTTAAACCAAAAGTTGGTTCAAATATTTTGCAACGTTGATTTAAATATAGTTGCAAAAATGAAGCAAAAGGATTTAAGTTTTGCGGTTACAACGATAACTGAATTGTTTAATAAGATTCCAGAGTTAGTCACAAAGTTTACTTTAAATGGGACAGAGTTTGGATTTATACCTAATCTAAACGATATGTCTTCGGGTGAATACATGGACCTAGACGGATACATAGTTGATTGGGAAGATAGCCACAAAAGTATGGCAGTTCTTTATAGACCAATTAAACAAAGATTAGGAAGTAAATACCTAATTGAAGATTACGAGGGTAGTGATAAGTTTGCAAATGAAATGCTTGATGCACCAATGGATGTTGTGTTAAGTAGCAAGGTTTTTTTTTGGACTTTAGGTCGAGAATTATTGAAAAGTACGATGGACTTTTTGGAGGAGAGCAAACCAATGAGTTCAGTGAACAAGCACAATTTGGAAAAAGATGGGGTTGGTATTCTTCAATCTATGCCTTATCACAGGGCGATGTTAGAAGATTTGATGAAATTACCAGCCTACCCATTAATCAATGCTTAACTTTTTTAAGTTTTGAGAAACAGAAGAATGAATTAGAAATTAAAATGATTAAACAAAATAGATAATGAACGGATTTTATTACGTTATTGATAAGTTAAGGGATTACATTAAAGATACAGGCTTTGTGCATACTGTTAGCACAGGCGATATTTTTGAAGTTGATTTAGT